TTTCTTCGACTATAAATGACACACCTGATACGCTAGATAGTTGCGTATATGGTTTTAGAATCAAACAGTATCGTTCATCAGGCACATATTCGCCATTAACGCCCGAAGTACGTGTCGCTGGTAACAATTGAAACAATTCTACGTGAGTAGACGATACTGAAGATACTTTTGGTTTATATCCCAAAAATTGAGCCTGGTTTATAATATTTTTACGTTCGCCAGCGAATTGAATAAAACTTTCTTTAAATTGATAATCGGTGTAATATGACAATACATCTCCCACAAAAGACGCTTGTTCGATAAAAATTTGGCCTGGTGAACTTTCACTAAAATCTTTATAACTTTGTGGATAATACTGTTTAGTGAAATCAATCAGTTGTTGTTTTAAAGAAGTAAAATCACGATTTAAATACAAAACGTCTTTTGTATTAGCCTTGAAGGTTTTGTTAATTAATTGTTGCATTATATATTATTGTTTGTGATGATCACTTCAGTTGTGGATTGTAATTCTTTGTAACTAAAGGCTACTTTTATAAATATTTTATTATAATTATTATTTACAACATCATTTTCCAATAATTGAACTTTAACGTCTTCAACTATTATACCGTTCATAAATCTATTTACATCATTTTGAATAAGATTTACTAACATCGGTAACATTTCACCCAATTCATTTTGATCAAACAACACTTTATATAATGAAGAACCAAATGCATTATTAAACCTGCGTTCTCCAGGTTTGGTTAATAAAAGATTCCGTATATTACTAGAAACTTGTGAAATAGTATCAGTATTTGTTTCAAAATAACCATCTTGACCCAATCTAAACGGTATTTTAAGTCCTAGTGCTTTTTTAGCCATAATTAAACCTTAGACTTTTTACTATCCACTGCTTTTAGTAAAGCACGATAATCTCTGTTTATCGCTGAATAAACTCCTTTTACAGGAGCAGGAGCATTTTCAGGCACTTTGGTTTCTGTAATAACTTCTTGTGTACTGTTTCCATATCCACCCATCATACTAACCATACTGCCTTCTTGTGGTACACCACCAGTGGTTTGGTTTAAAATATCATTCAACATTGGATTACTGGTATACTTTACAAACTTTTTCGTGGGTTTAATTGGTTCCTCAACAACCGCAGATTCATTCATCACATCCAATTCTTTTAGAATTTGTTGTTCTAAATCAGAATCAGATGATTTTTTCTTGGATTGTATAACTTCTTTAGAGAATATTTCTGCCAATTGAAGTTTAAGTTCAGATTGTACTACGTTTCGTACCTCTTGTTGCACTGTTTTCTTAATGAATTCTTTTAATATATCTATTTTCATATTATTATATATAATTATTAACCCAAACGAGATTTAGGTAAATTTAATAATGCTTGTGCGCCTTTTGTATCAGATGGTCTGGGTATCTTGACAGTCTTGATACGGGGTGTACTGGGTGGTTTTGGTATATTTGGTTTAGGCATTCCTTTTTGAACACTTGCTAATTTAGCAGCAGCTGCACCAACTGCTCCTCCTGATACAGCTCCAATTAAAGCACCTTTTCCACCCCCAACTATTCCACCTATTCCGGCTCCTAATCCACCACCGGCTAATGCTGCTCCTGTTACACCACCAACGGATAATCCGGCACCAAGCGCTGTACCACTCAATCCGCCTATTAATGCTCCTTTACCGCCTCCAGCTAAGGCCCCTACTCCAGCACCAAGAGCACCACCTAACAATCCACCTTTTAACCCTTTAGCTAATTTGGACGTGGATTCAACCATACCTGTTTTAGCATTAACAAATTTTTCATTACCAGCTATAGATTTAGGACTAAACTTATTAGGCGACCAATCTTTACCCAATCCATCCGGTTTGATTCCGTCTGGATTAAGTTTATCCATTATCTTTCCGGCTATTCCACCCGCGACCAATCCAGCGCCAGCCCCAATCAATGCTCCTTTTCCACCGCCTGCTAATGCTCCAATACCTGCTCCTAAAGCACCTCCGCCAATTGCACCTTTAACTCCTGATGAAAGATTACTAAGTACTCCTCCTGCGGATTCCTGAACATTACTAACCGCACCTTGTGCTTGACCAGCTGCTCCTTCTAATGCACCTTGTGCTTGACCAGCTGCTCCTTGTGCTTGATCTGTAACTGCTTGAACCTGCGATGTTAATCCTCCAGCTGCACTTTGTACTTGAGATGTAGCACTACTCGCTGCGTCCTGGGCTTTTGAGGCTGCTTGTTGTGCTACATTTGGATCTAACGACTTTACTTCTTGGGACGGAAGTTTTATGTTAGGATTATCTACTACAGGAGCTTTATTGGCAATTCCTGATATCGTTTGTGTAGGTGGTCCTACTAAAGCAGGATCTGGATCAGTAAATGGATCTTGTCGTTCCACTTTAATTCCTTTACCAGAACCACCAACTTGATCAGCTAAAGTTTGTAATAAAGATTCTCTTAGTTGTTTAAAAGCATAATTGAAGGCTTCACCTGGAGTTTTACCCACAGAAATTAAACTTTTATTGTCCGCAGCTATAATTACTCGTAAAGTTTTGCCGTTTGACAGTATTCTTGGGACTTTAACATCTCCACTCAAAACTAAAAATACTCTAAAAAGACCCGTAAGTTCATCTCGTTTCGATGTTGAAAATTTTCCACTTAAATTAAAACCCAATTCATTAGGAAAATTTGTGTCTGGAGACAAATTTTTTATAGAAAAACTTGGGATCGGAGCATCATCCTCCACTATTGCATTTGGCTTTACAAGATCAACTTTTGAATAAAATGAGTTTATAGCTCTTCTATATTCATTAGCATTAAAAACGCTACCATTCCAAGCTACATTTTCCTCATAGGCTATATAATAATCGCTCATAATTAATCTTGAAATTCAAATTCGATTTGTACTGGACCTTCACGACGATTTCTACCTTTGAAATCACCCACAGCTCCGGCTCCTGTAACAGTATTTATTACCACTGGATCTTTACATTCTCCGCCACTTCCGATTGGTTTAACTCCATTGCTGCCAGGCGCATAACCGCCACCAGTAACGAATACTCGTCTACTCAGTGTCTTGTGTAAATTATCTCTTAATAATTGTAGTTTGATTTGTTGTACTGGTATTTGTGTTTGATCTGGATTAGCATCTTTTGTATTTTCTGGAGTTGCATTTCCTGATCTAGGGTGTGTATGTGGATGTGGATGTACGTGATGGTGCCAATGAACGTGATCCAATAACCAATTACAAAGATCATACATCCAGTCTACAGTTGTTTGACCTAATAATGCTGGTTCATTAGTTTCACCATATTGACCCAAAAATATTTGTGGCGCATTTATAGTAGCAGTATTATTTGTAGTAATAACTACATTATCATTAGCATCAACTGTATATTCACTATCAGTTGTTATGGCATAACGTTTTTTACTAAAATGTAGTGTTTCTGCGAATCTACTGCTTAGTACCAACCTATCCGTATTTATTACAATTTGATCACGATTTAAAGTTGGAAATACAAATGGAGTAGAATTTTTTGGATTGAATCTTACTTGTTCTTCGGTTGGTTCTCCATTTGGTGTTTTACCAAATATACTTTTATAAACTGTAGTTTTCCAATCGCTCGACGTTCTACCACTTGTCAACTGAATGGTGGATCCATCGTTATTAATATCTTCTGGCATTTGTCCGCCAAAATTCTTTTCAACTGGTGTAATTTTAGGAATAGGTGGCAACTTAGGATGTAATTGTTGTGGTTCATCCAAAGCAATATTTCGCTGTCTATTTCTAATAGTAAGTTTAGGATTACCATATCCACCGCCGATTGAGTCTTTCAATAAATTACCATTCAAAGCGTAAGATGGATATACACCTTTATCGATTTGTCTATTATCATCATATGCACTAAATCGAATTGACTGACCAAATCTACTTTCTATTATAGTGTCACCTTCATTTTTCTTGACCAATCGTATAAATGGATTTGAAATAAAATATTGTCCTACATATCCTATATTATTATACTTCGAATAAATTGGAGCGGATGTATAAGTGGCTCTTTTAATACTACCATCAAAATAAAAAGGCACAGCCGGCTTTCCTTCTTCGCTATATACTGTTTCAACTGTATAATCGATATTATTGGGGAAGTTGAATTTGTTTAATGGTTTACTATAATAATAATTGTTTCCAACCTTTTGCACCAATACCAATTCATTAATCAGTGGATATTGTGTGATGGTTTGTTCCAGTGGTATAGCCCAAGGTAATTTTTCAAATGATGACTTTTTTTCTTGTGATAATATTCTTACTTTAGCGCGCCCAATATAAGAAAAATCCACATCATTTTCATTTGCCGGTTCATTCTTATAATTAAGCGGAACCGTTTGCGGATTTATTTTTTGTTTATACGCATCTAGTAATTTTATATGATTTTCGTCAAAAATTATATCAACTACGACAGCAAGTTGTATGGGTGAACGAATATCAACCAAATCTTTTATTTGTTGATCATTTAACTGTGGCGATTTATTTGATTTGGATACATCTGTGCTTACCATATTATTCACCTTTACTGATTGTTATAACTTCCTCCATCAATTGTTTACGTTCATCTTCACTTAATATCATAGAAGAACCTTCGCCGCTAGCTTCACCTTTAGCCACTAAACGCTGTACAACAGACGCTAATTTAACTAACTGTTCATCGTTTTTAATTCCTACATCATAGTAATCTTTAATCATAGGAACTATGATGGTAGCATCATTGATTGTTTTGATCAAACTTCGTAACTCCGATATTAATATATCAATTTGATCCTTTTTACTCTCTGAATTTTTTACGATGTCCTTACAAAGACCCGAAAAATTCTTTCCTTTGTAAATTTCAAAATTTAAGTCCATATATATCTATAAATAGAAAAACCACTCCGTTTGGAGTGGTTTATTTGTTTTGTTTTGTGTTATACTTTACCGTTGTCTATGTAATTTTTCATAACTACATTTTGATATGATTTCATCTTATTAATGATTTTGGTAATTTGTTGTGTTTTACAATTACTCAATTCTCGTATATATAAGTACAGTGTTTTTTTATTAAAATTTTCTATTCTTTCACTACTACGGAATAACTCAATCACTGCGTATGCTATATTAAGATCTTTTTGTTTGGTGAATATCTTTGTTAGATTTTTTTCCCAATAGTTAATTAACAACTTCATAAACTCTTGAGTTTGAATAGTCTTATGATGTGCATCTTCTGTTTGCAAACAAACGCAATCGTCGCCTGGCGTGTCACTGATATCTACATGTTGATTAAATCGTTTATAATTGTTATTATTATGAAATATTAAATAGTTTTTAGCAACAATGCTGAAATAACTAAAAGCTTTGCCTTTACCCGCTTCAAATTTATGCATATTAGAAACTAAATGCGTTACAGTTTCTTTTTGAATTTCTAATGGACTATTATCAAAATAAGTAAATTTGAATGTATTGAATATGTTTTCAACTAATTTATCAAAACTATACTTTATACGATTTTCATATATTTCGTTTCTTATTACCATATCTGTTGCTAAATTATACTCAATAATTGCTTCTTCTGTCTTTTTAGAAAAATAAATCTTTTCTTTCTTGTTTCTACCCCGGCGTTTTTTTCTAACATCTGTTAATTCTTCTACTTCTTTATTAATAGCGTTTAGATCATTAATTACTATTATATCTTTACTGGTAATATTTCTTGGAACGTTAATTTCAGATAAGTTTTTAGATTCGTATGTAATATCTAATTTTACTTTATTACTTTTTTTAGGCGGTTGGTTTGTAACTACTTTTTTAAAAGATGTTATTTTGGTTGGTTTTTTGATTTTTTTGTTAACACTATTTACCATAGAAGTAATTTTACGTTTTTTATCTGCTACTACTTTAGTCGTTTTTTTATTTACAAC